AGCATCGAGCGTGTCTTTTGTAGGAGTAAGAGATATCAGGAAAGCTCTAAATTGCCTCGTGAGCTCAGCAAGTCTCTTTCCTGTAATCGGCGGGAAAATATTATCAAAAGCTTCTTTTATTGGAGCAATGACGTCAAGTAAATTTTTAAACGCCTGCGAAATAGATAAAATCAAGTAATCTCTTCCGCCAAAAGCTTTCCACTCTTCTAGTATTGCATTTCGATTATCAGCAGCGGTACTCGTTAGCTTCTCAAGAACCTGGGAGACGCTAGTCCAAAGCTGCTGAGCCTCCTCAAAATTACCGATTATGTTTTCCCAAGTCTGGGTCCAACCGGATTGGAGACTTTCCTTGAATGTGTCAATGAGCTGCGTAAATGTCTTAATCTGTACTGCAGCTTCCTCTGCGACCTTTGCAATATCCTGGAATTTCGCAATTTGTTGCTCGTTAAAGCCCATCGCTCTAAGCTGAGCTTCGCTATAGACTCCAGAGTAGATGTTCATCGCCTTTGTGAACATCTTGCCAGTAAGCCAACCTTCTTCAAGAGTTTCCTCAAGAGTGCCCTTTTCCTCGATCATCTTGTCAATTGCAACGCCTTCAGCTCTTGCAATATCAATCAACGTATCTTTAAGAGTCATCGTCCACATGTTGGCGTTTCTTAAAGAGTTGACATCGATCTTTCTAATGACACCACCAAGAGCCTGCGACATCTGATACGTAGCTCTTGCCATGTCTTGAGGACTTGCACCTGAAGCTGCAGCCAAGTTTGCCATACCTTTTACGGCATCGGCTGCTTCCTGAACACCAAGACCCTGAGCAACAAACTTACCAACATTACTCGTCATTTGAGCAAAGTTGTAGATTGTCTTATCAGCGTAATGGTTCAGCTCATCAAGCGAAGACGCAATATCTTGCATCGAAGCTTCAGTATCATTAGCTCTAATGACCTGAATTGCTCCGATTTTTGTTTCATACTCTTGTAGACCAGTCTTTATCGGGTCAATTGTTAAGGCTTCAACTACTTTCTTTCCAGTAGTAATCGCAGCATTCGTAATTCTCTGCAGTGCTGTGATACCAATGATTCCCATCGTACTGAAACGATTAGAAAGGGCATCTACAGACTTAGCAAGAGAATCAAGATTGACGGCCTTGCTTTTCTTATTTAAGTCGTCTAACGCTTTTGAGGAGGATTTGTCGAAATTTAGAGCTTTCTTTAATTTCTCTAATGTGGAAATGCTTTCATGAGCGTTTCGTTCGAACTGTTGGTTATTAAATTGCATCTCAACAATTCTGTTATCAACTGTTGCACTCATGATCCGATTACCTCCTTCCAAGCAGTATTAGCAATCTCGTCAAAGATTGGGCGTAATGCAGGATTGATGTAATCTATTCCTTTTACATAACCGCCATTTCTAGTTCCATGACCATATTGCAAAATAACGGCGATGTTTACGCCTTTGTTTACGTTTGTATTTGACCAAGTAATTGAACTTGTTCCGCTCTGGACTTTAACTTCATAAGTCCATGATGAAGCGGTCTTACCTGTATCTTTTGGAGTTGCAGCCGCCAAAGCATTAACCCCAGCTCTTCCATAATGATCAAGTATTGAACTTAGTTTTAGTTTCTGTGCCCGGTTTAAAAACGCTTCCGTTTTCTTGAAGTCTCCTTTTTGTTTAATAACAATCATGAAGAAACCCCTTATCCTTTACTGTGCATAGCTCTTCTTCTAGCATCGTTTAAAGATCTATTTCTTGCTCGAATTTCATTAGGACTCATCTTCTTCTGCGGGCCACTCTTAATGCTGCAAACCTTGATCAAAGTCATCAACCGATTTAAATGCCATTTTTCGCAAGGGTCAAACGGAATCTGCAAAGCAACCATCCAATAGTAAATCAATTCGTTTGTAATAATCTCTCTACTAGGTCTCTCTTTCGAGTCGTTGAACGTCGTAGCAGTCATAGGAGATTGGATATATTCAGAAATTTCGGAGAATACATCATCCGGGATAAAATAATAGAGATTTGGATCAACGTTCTGTGTCAAGGTCATGCACCTAACGTAGTCTCTCATCTCCTCCTCTGTACGATTTCCAGTGTTAGAAAGAAATGGTTTGTTCCATTTTGCTTCCCATTTTGAAAGAGAGACCAAAGAATGCTCAAGCTGTAAAGTAATGGGCTTTTCAGGATAAGAGAAAAATACTTCTCGCTTTGCGTCCCAGTACTTTTGTGGTTTAATAGTTACTTTCAGCATTGCTTTGATCTCCCAAAAGATTCATTTAAACGGTCTTTAAAGCCGGAGCTTCTGCTGCTTCGCCACGTCCTTTAGCAACAATCTCCTGGATCTTATTCACAGGAATAACCTTGTTAATAAACTCAGAGGCTTTATCTGCATCAAACAGAAGCTCGGTATAAAGCGCATTGTAAAGCGCTGAATTTTCGAATTTATCGCGAAGTTCCTTGGACTTATTGAAGTAAATGCCATCAGGAGAGGGCTCGCCATATGAGCGAAGAATGATCTCCTTAAAGAGCTTTCCAAGAGATTCTCTATCCTGAGTATTAGCAATACCCTGAACTAACTGAGAGAAATCTCCCTGTGCATCAAACTGGGCATCGATGATTTCTGCCTCGGAAAGGTTAAAATATCTGTCTTCGGTTCTTTCCTGTCCAAAGAAATCGGTGAACTTAATAGTCTTTTTAAACATGGTGTTGTTTACTCCTTTCATAAATAGAGCCCCTCAGTATCAAACCAAGGGGCTCACGAAACAAATATCAGGAATTATCAGCCGGTTACGCCATTGAGAATGGTAAGGACTTCATCCGGAAGCGGAAGTCTCGGATCAGTTCCTTCGTCGGAACCTTCGGCATTCGTTCCATAAAGAACTGCTTCAATGGCGTCCATTTTAGCTTTTCCAAGCTTATTAGAGTCAAGGATAAGAGTTGCAGTCGGCTTGAATCCAGTAACGTTAACCGGAGTAGTAGTCATCTCCCAAGAGAAAGTGATTGCTTCCGGGCTGTCGTTAATAGTCTGATAAGACTTCTCAGACGGAGAAACAGAGCAGCCGTAAATCAGGTGCAGCTTGTAGCCATACTCCTCAAACTTAACGTCGTTACCCTTTCTGGTACGATAGCAAAGTCCGAAAGTACCTCTGGTCTGCTGACCAATGATTACGCCATCAGTAAGCTCTGCGGAACCATCGAGAACTGCAAACTCATCAGGATAGGTATAAGCTTCAACAGTAGCACCAAAGTCCTCGGCAGAACGAATGGACAGGTACTTAATGTTATCAGCCCACAGGTCAGTCGGCTCAGCACCGGACGGGCTCTCAGATACAGAAGTAAGACCATTCCAGGCAACACCACCGGTATAAGCACCAGCGTTGTCTCTGGGGTACAGAACGCCATGGTCAATACCAGTTTCATAGTATCTTTCACCGGCGTTATCCCAAACTAACTTAGCCATAAAAATTTTCCTCCTAAGTCAAAAGTAAAGTGTAAACACATCATGATTAAGGTCATCAGATGTAAAGTGCCTGTCGTATGCACAATACGGCAGATTAAGAAGAGGCTCGAGGTAATCGCTTACGGACTTCTTATCGATTAGCGTAACTGTATAACGAGTTCTGTCATGATACCTGATATCGTCGGCATGAATCGGACGGTCTCCAGATCTCTCATACACAATGCACGGATACTGCATTTTAGTGTTTTCAGGAGGCTGGTGATACACTTTATTGCCGTTCATGATCGACTTAAGCAACGCATGAAGCTCAAGCCTGCGGTCCTGAATCGTCATTGTATACGCCTCCAATCGAAAGATTTAACCTCGGATATGCCACATCAATGCTTGTAACTCTCCATTTAGTACCATGCCAAGTCACGTAGCGAATATCTCCTAAATTCTGGTAAGCATATGGATCTGCCAGAATACTGATTTCATTACCAATAGTAATGTTGTCATTAAGATTAGAGTTTGGTTGCCAAGAATATCTTCTTTTTGTAACCTCTCCGGTGTATTTTCTTTCTTCAATTGTAGAAATCCAATCACCAGGAGACTCTTCATCCTCTTTTGTAACTAAGAATCCAACAGATCCATAATACTTAGCCATGATTTAAATCCTCATTATTTTGAAAACTGTTTTCAAATTACGGCTCGTCGTTGCCAGAATCACCAGAATTGCTGGTAGTAAGCTCGATAACAATTGCGGAATACGGCTTAACCAGAGCGCCAGAGAATCTGGACTCGATCAGATAACGCTCACGGTTGTAGTCAAGATCGAAATCATCAAAGAAGTTGACCTCGCCGCCCTTGTCAGCACCGATGTTGTAGTCACGAAGGTCTACGATGATTGCAGCAAGCTTCTTGTTGTTGTAAGTCTGGTTCTCCATCGGCTCAACATCAACGATGTCATTGACTCTCATCTTGTTGCGAAGCTTCTCATCGGTGTCATACAGCGGACGACCCATCTTATCCTCAAGAAGAGCCATCTCGGTATGCCAGTTAGCGGTGGTGAACATTACGGTGTTGCCGCTACCACGATAGTCCTTACGACCCTTAACAGCAGCCTTTACGATAGCTGCTGCGGTATCAGCCTCGGTAGCACCTTCCGGAACAGTCACACGAATGGTGTAAAGGGCAGCATCCTTATAAATCGGACGAATATGATCCTCAGAGATCTTGTCCGGAGAAGCACTGGAACGGCCATCGCCAACCAGGATTGCACGAGCGCACTCCTCTTCCAGCATCAGTCTCATCTCAGCCTTAATCCAGGCAACAACGTTGAAATCGGTGATGTCAAGAATATCATCACGATCCAGCTTCTGCTTCTTGTAGATGGTCTGCGGAGTGGTCACTCTCTTAAGCAGAGCGAATACTTCGTCGGTCTTAACACCACCCTTGGTGTATCCCTTTGCACGAGCCTCTTCCATGGTAATATCAGCAAAGATGGACTTAACTCTGCTGAACGGAGTATGGCGAGTACCGTTCATAACCTTCTTAACCCAATCCATCTGGCGGGAGATGAACTCCGGCTCAGCCTGAAGAGTCTTAGCATCCGGGAACAGATAGTTAATATCTGCTACACCATAAGTCT